GTCACATGGTTATAAAATACGGCATGGGTACTCCTAAAGACTGGATCGAACGTAAACTTTATACACCCCACCATCGCCTTGGCATTCTTTTAATGCTGATCATAGATCTATTGTTCTTTGGGCCATGGGGATTTGTAGTGTGGGGTGTCCAAATGCTATGGATACCTTTCTGGGCCGCAGGCTTTATCAACGGTGTTGGACACTGGTGGGGATATCGCAACGGTGAAACTAAAGATCATTCACACAATGTTAGCCCAATAGGAATACTAATTGGCGGTGAAGAACTACACAACAATCACCACTTGGATCCTGCTAATCCCAAACTAAGCCGTCGTTGGTTTGAATTCGATATTGGCTGGATGTGGTTTAAAATTTTTAATCTACTAGGTTTGGCTAAGTTAAGAAGCAATAATGCTTGATTAATATTTCTAAATAAAGTATAATTACTTTTGTTATTAAGGAGATTTTAATGAGCAGTAGAACCTACGGGCCTGAAGAAAAAGCCAAACTAGAACGCCTTGTCAACGAAGGTGTTCAAATCAAATATGAAATTGAAAGTTTGTCTGAAGGATTAAAAGAAACTGTTAAAGCAGTTGCAGAAGAACTCGACATCAAACCAGCACTTATCAATAAAGCGATTTCAATTGCACACAAGGGTAATTGGAATGATGTGTTCAGCGACTTTGACGACTTGGAAACTCTTATTGTCACTGTCGGTAAAGACAAGTAATGAATCAATTTTTAACTGCTGTTAACAACACAGTAAACTGGGCCAAAGAGGACTTTACCTCTTGGCCTTTGAGATTTGTGCTTGAAATTACTGCATGGGCCATGAGTATTGTCTGTGCTATATGGATGGGTATCACACTACCTAATCCACCTTTTTTAATCTTATATCCGTTGTTTATTACCCAATGTGCCATATTTGGTTGGGCCGCTTGGACAAGGCGCAGTACCGGTATGGTTGCTAACTATTTGTTGTTAGTCACTATCGACGTCATTGCCTTGGCAAGACTGATAAGTATTCAATAAGATGATGGTTTAGTCAGCCATAAATGACAGTACAGGTATTTGCCAGCCCTAAATGGCATAGGAGAAAAATAAAAATATGAGTTACGTAGATGCTCTCTTTGACAGAGAGAATGATATCATCAAAGTTGTCGAGCGCAACGAACAAGGCGAACGTGTGTTTAAAGAACATCCGGTACGCTACACATTTTACTATCCAGATCCAAAAGGTAAGTTTACCAGTATTCACGGGGATCCCTTAACTAGGATAGTATGCAAAAATACCAAAGACTTTCGCAAAGAACAAGCCATTAACAGTGGCAAGGAACTTTATGAAAGTGACATCAATCCTATTTTCGTACACCTGAGCGAAAACTATCTAAATCAAGACGGTCCAAAACTAAACATTTGCTTCTTCGACATCGAGGTAGACTTTGATCCAGAACGTGGCTATAGCACTCCAGAAGATGCTTTCATGCCAATTACTGCTATCACTGTCTACCTAAAATGGCTTGGAAAATTAATCACATTGGCAATGCCACCCAAAGGCATGAAGATGGACGATGCTAAAAAGTTAGTTGCTGATATTCCTGACACACATTTGTTTGATAACGAAGCAGATATGTTGGAAACATTCTTAGATCTAATTCAAGATGCTGATATTATTTCTGGCTGGAACAGCGAAGGATATGACGTACCTTATACTGTTAACCGTGTTACACAAGTGTTGAGTAAAGAAGATACACGCAGATTTTGTCTGTGGGATCAATTTCCTAAACGCAGAGAATATGAAAAATACGGTAAGAAAGCCATTACATATGACTTTCACGGTCGTGTACACTTAGACAGTCTTGAACTGTATCGCAAGTACACCTATGAAGAACGTCACACTTATCGACTAGATGCTATTGGCGAGATGGAAATTGGCGAAAACAAAACTGTCTACGAAGGTACGCTGGATCAGTTGTACAACAATGACTTTCATAAGTTTATTGTCTACAACAGACAAGATACATTATTGTTAAACAAACTAGATGATAAGTTGAAGTTTATTGACCTTGCTAATAAACTAGCACACGAATGTACTGTATTGCTACAGACAACAATGGGTGCCGTGGCTGTTACTGAACAGGCCATTATCAACGAATGCCATCGTAGAGGTTTTCAAGTTCCTAATCGTACTAAAATGGACGACAGGGAAGAAAATACTGCGGCAGCAGGAGCATACGTTGCCTATCCTAAAGAAGGCTTGCAAGACTGGATTGGTTCTTTAGACATTAACAGTCTGTATCCTAGTGCCATTCGTGCGCTGAACATGGGTCCAGAAACTATTGTAGGACAACTACGTCCAACAATTACCGAAGCATACATTCATGAACAAATGACTCTTAAGAAGAAATCATTTGCGGCATCGTGGGAAGGTAAGTTTGGTAGTGACGAATACGAAGCAGTAATGGCACAGCGTAAAGATATGGAAATTACCATTGACTGGGAAGACGGCGAAAATACTGTACACAGTGCCGCCGAAGTTTACAAGTTAATCTTTGACAGTAATCAGCCATGGACTATCAGTGCCAATGGTACAATCTTTACCTACGAGAAGGAAGGTATTATTCCTGGCTTGTTAAAGCGTTGGTATGCTGAACGTAAAGAAATGCAGGCCAAACTTAAAGACTGTATTAAAGCAGGTAATAAAGTAGAAGAAGAATACTGGGACAAGCGACAGTTGGTTAAAAAGATTAACCTAAATAGTTTGTACGGTGCTATTCTTAATCCTGGTTGTAGATTCTTTGACAAGCGTATTGGGCAAAGTACTACCCTAAGCGGTCGACAAATTGTCAAGCATATGGCAGCAAAGGTTAATGAAATCATCACCGGCGAATATGACTATCGCGGAAAAGCAGTCATCTACGGTGATACAGACAGTTGTTATTTTTCAGCGTACACTACTCTGAAGAAAGACATTGAAGCAGGCGTTATTCCTTGGAACAAGGAAAATGTTATTACTCTATACGATCAAATAGGAGAAGAAGTCAATGGAACATTTGTCAAATTCATGGAAGAAGCCTTTCACTGTCCACCAAGCAGAGGGGAAGTCATTAAAGCAGGTCGCGAGATTGTTGCTTCCAAAGGATTATTCATTACCAAAAAACGATACGCAGTGCTCTACTACGACAAGGAAGGAAAACGTAGCGATATTGATGGCAAGCCCGGAAAAATTAAAGCAATGGGGCTTGACCTTAAACGCAGTGACACCCCAGCATTTATCCAAGACTTCTTAAGTGATGTTCTTGAAAAAGTTCTAACTGGTGCCACTGAAGAACAGGTATTAGATCATATTACTAAATTCCGTACAGAGTTTAAAGCAAGACCTGGTTGGGAGAAAGGTAGTCCAAAACGTGCTAATAATATCACAGAATATGAAGCCAAGGAAAAGAAACAAGGCAAGGCCAATATGCCCGGACACGTTCGTGCAAGTATTAATTGGAACACTCTACGTCGAATGAGCAGTGACAAATACAGTATGCAGATCGTAGACGGAATGAAGGTCATTGTTTGTAAACTGAAATCTAATCCTATTGGATTTACCAGTGTTGCATATCCTGTTGACGAATTGCGTTTGCCGAAATGGTTCATGGAACTTCCGTTCAATGATGCAGAAATGGAACAAACCATTATCGACAACAAACTAGAGAATCTGATTGGTGTTCTTAATTGGGACATTGGCAGTACCGAAGAGAAAAATACATTCAATAAATTGTTTGACTTTTCTTAAAAAAACCTATATACTAAAACTAAGGAGAAATATAAAATGAAAGATATTCTACAAGACATCGTAGCACATACGCACAGCCTAGGCTTCCTGCCTTTGGTTAAAATTAGTGGTGAGGATAAAACTACCACTATCGAATCTATGGCTGAAGACCGTAGTGTTATTGTTAGTGCCACTGCACATACGCCAGTGGTAGAGTTTAAAGGCACATTTGGTATGCCTAATCTGGACAAGTTGAATCTACACTTGAAGAATCCAGAGTACAAAGAAAATGCACAGATTAATGTTGTTACCGCAGACCGTAATGGCACTGTGATTCCTACAGGTCTACACTTTAAAAATCAAGCAGGCGACTTTCAAAACGACTATCGCTTTATGAACAGTGACATCATCAATGAAAAATTGAAGACTGTTAAGTTCAAAGGTGCTAGTTGGGAAGTAGAGTTTGAACCTAGTATCAGTGCTATTCAACGTTTGAAGTTGCAGGCTGAAGCACACAACGAAGAAAACGTATTCCAAGTTCGTACAGAGAATGGAAATCTAGTAGTGTTCTTTGGCGATGCCGCAAGTCACGCAGGTAGTTTTGTGTTCCAAGCAAACATTACTGGTAAACTCAAGCATACATGGGCATGGCCTGTTACGCAAGATCGCAGTATTTTGAACTTGGGCGGTAAGGTCACTATGAAGATTGCAGACGCAGGTGCTATGCAGATTACAGTAGACAGTGGCATTGCAGAATACAACTATATTCTTCCAGCACAAAGTAAGTAATGGAAACTAAAAAAAGAACAGTAGTAAGAATGTTAACATACAGGCTTACTGCTTGGTTATTTACTATTCTTTGGACATATATGTTCACTGGTGATATCAGCAGTGCCACTGGCTTTGCAACAGCACTGCACATTCTTTTGAGTATCGACTACTACATACACGAAAGAATTTGGCTTAAAATAAAGTGGGGACGACTTGAATAAAGATTTAACATCAACACAAAACGATTACGCATTATTTTTGCCGGCAACATCGAGTTTCTATGCATCGTTCATTGGATATCAAAGACATAGATATCCATATGTTCAAGCAAATCGTATTCCGGCAAACTTTGTTAATGATGTGGAAAGTTTAAACTTTCTAGAACCAGGAGCAGGACTGTTTAACTATAAATGGTGCTTGTACTCAGCAGGACATGCTAACTTAGATCTTAACAAAAACGATGACAGAGAAAGTCTGTTTAGAAATCGTAAACGTGACGGATCGAGTTGGGTGCTAGGAGACTCTGGCGGATTCCAGATCGGTAAAGGTGTATGGGAAGGCGAATGGAAGGACCCAACTGGTCCGGAAGTTGCGGCACTCATGGCCGAAGCAATTGCCAAAGGTATTGAGTTGGTTCCTCAAATTGATCCTACTGGTAATCCTAAAACTGACAAAAACGGAAATCCTAAGTATACAAAAGTTGACCATGTTAAGTTGTATCAAGCAAAACTAGATGCGGCACAGAAAAAACGTGAGCAAGTACTAAACTGGATGGACAGTCTTATGGACTATGGCATGGTGTTGGATATTCCAGCATGGGTCGGTCGTAGTCCTGTGGGCGCCAAGAATAGTGGAGTCGGCAGTTACGAACAGGCAGTCGAAGCAACCAAGTACAACAACGAATATTTTATTAAACATCGTAATGGCAATTGTAAGTTCCTAAACGTACTGCAAGGTGAAAATCATGCACAGGCGGACGACTGGTACGACAAAATGAAACATTTTTGTGATCCAAAAATCTATGGCGACAAAGCATTTAACGGCTGGGCCATGGGTGGACAGAACATGTGTGATGTACACTTGGTACTGAAACGATTAGTGGCATTGCGATTCGACGGACTGTTAGAACAAGGTCATCAGGACTGGATGCACTTCTTGGGCACAAGTAAACTAGAGTGGGCATTGCTATTAACAGACATTCAACGTGCTGTTCGTAAATATCACAATCCTAACTTTACAATTAGTTTTGACTGTGCAAGTCCGTTCCTGGCTACTGCTAACGGACAGATGTATATTCAGACAGAAACAGAAGATAGGAAAAAATGGCTGTACAGAATGTTGCCAACACTCGACGACAAGAAGTATGCTACAGATACTAGACTATTCTTAGATACTCTAATACAAGATGGTGTTTTTAAATACGTGGAAAAGAGCCCTATGTTAGATGGAGTAAAGACCAACGATATTTGTGTCTACGCCCCTGGCAACCTAAATAGAATGGGTAAAGAAAACAAAACATCTTGGGATAGTTTTACCTATGCTATTTTAATGGGTCATAATGTTTGGATGCATTTGAATTCTGTTCAAGAAGCCAATCGTCAATACGATGCAGGTCTATGTCCAAGTATGTTAGTACAAGAAAAATTTGATAGACTCTATTTCAAAGATGTAGTAGATGCAATTTTTAGTGCCACTGATAGGGCCACCGCAGATGCCGTTATTGAAAATTTCAGTAAGTTTTGGATGGCAATTCCAGGTACTCGTGGTGCTACAGGCAAAAAGACTATCAATGCTAGTACTAACTTTAGTAAATTCTTTGAAGAAGACTCTGCAACAGCAGATACCGACGACACAGACAGTGAAGAGTTTGGCGAAGATGCAATTCATAAACTAGATGATTTAGAAAACGAAGTCAAATGAAAAGTTTAATTATAGGCATGGGGTTTGGTAATGCTGTATACAAACCTGTATTAGAGCAGATGGGATCTACAGTAATAACTGTAGACTCCGTCAGACCTGCAGATTTTAAAACCGTAGAAGATGCCATTGCCGAACACAAACATTTTGATACTGTAAACATTTGTACTCCAAACTTTACACACGAACTTCTAGCAAGAACAGTAGCACCCCATGCATACATTGTCTTCGTAGAAAAGCCTGGAGTTCAAGATAGTAAATGTTGGCAGTGCTTGGTCGAAGACTTTCCAAAGACTAGATTTATGATGGTTAAGAATAATCAGTATAGGGAAGAAATCAAACAGTTTAAAAGTCTTGCAGACCAAAGTGATAAAGTTTATATTCGTTGGAACAATGCTAATAGAATTCCTAGTCCCGGCAGTTGGTTTACTACTAAAGAACTAGCGTTTGGTGGTGTTAGTAGAGATTTGATTCCCCATATGCTTAGTTACTATTGCGAGTTGACAGACTTTACAAAAGGTAGTAAACTTGATGCAGTATCTATGCAAAATTATCTATTGTCTGATATAACTAGCACGGATTATGGTACAATTAATGCCGATGGTGTGTATGACGTAGATGATTTTTGTAAACTTGAATTTAAAAATGGCAATACTACATGGGTGTTGAGTGCTAATTGGAAAACTAACTTAGATCATGACGATAGCAGTATTTCATTTAATATGAAAAATAGTGCTGTTAGACATGCTTTAGGCCTGTGCCCTGAATCAGCATATAAGAAAATGATACAAACTGCTGTCAGTAACCTAAATAACAATGAATTTTGGAATAAACAACTTAAACAGGATCTTTGGATCCACGAACAGATAGAGAACTTATGATAGTTAAGTGTTTACAAACTACAGGACAAGGATATTTTGAAGAAGTATCCTACGATAAACCCGAACCAACTTCTGATCAAATCGAAGTAAGAGCCGTAATGACTGGTGTTTGTCGCAGTGACATTGATATGATGCAGGGCAACTTTGGTCCGCTACCGTTAGAGATGCAAGGGCATGAAGGTATTGGACTAGTAACAAAGGTTGGTGCATTAGTAACCGATGTCAAAGAAGGCGACTATGTTGCCACACGCGGTGAACCGGCATACGCTGACTTTTATAATGTGCGGCAAGATGAATTTGTGCGTATACCAGAAGCCGATCCTAAATATATTTTAGAACCAGTTGCATGTGGCATCAATATTGTGCAACAAGCAGTTGGTGAAATTTATAAAAGAAGCGGCCAAGGTAAACGACTATTAATTTTAGGTAGTGGGTTTTTAGCGTGGGTTGCTTATAAAACTATTCAACTAAATCGTTTCGATTTTGACGTTACTGTAGTTGGCAATAGTAATAAAGAACTTTGGGACGATTTACTTAGTCCTTCTTACAAAGGCACATTCGACGTTGTTATAGATTTGAGCAGTCGAACAGATGTATTTGATATGCCAATTTTGAATAATGAAGCATTAGTTGTGTTTGGTAGTCAAAAGACTGTAACTACAG